TGTACCTTTATTGATAAGATTAAGTATTATAAAGAAGGAATAAATTTATTTAAGTAATTCAACCCAATCATCCTTCACGGGGTGGTTGGGTATTATTTTAATTTCTTTTTTTTTTTTTTTTTTTTTACCAAATAAGTGAGAGTATGGAAATTCTATCTATCGTTACAGCTGTGTGTTATTTAGCGATTAGAAGAGCTTTTGTATTTGTAATTACTTTATTTGGTTTTTATGTTTTACTGCAGGTTTTCTACTATATATAACACTGAGGAATATTAATGAATCCAACAAAACAAAAACTAGTTGATTCAATAACAGAAAGATTACGTAATGAAATTTCAGCACAAAATCCTGTAAAATTTTTAAAGGAATTAAGTGTTGAAGAATTAGTAGATCTATCTATTTCAATTGTATATTTATATACACGAGTAACAAGAGGATCTCACAAGAAATTAATCTTATTAACAGAAATGATTTCAGCAATTGGTCATGGTGTTCGTAATAAAGCGCAACTTAAAAAAGATTCTGCATTAGCTGCAAAAGCTGGTGGCTTTCTTTTATATTCATTTGAACTATTAGATTTGCTTAAAGTTAAACTTGGTAAGGGTACTAATAATCATCAAGCCTTTATGATTGAAGTTTTAAATGATGAAGCTATATGTAATTTATGGGCTACAATTACCACTACTAAAACTGAAAAATTACCTTCAGAAATACCATATGCTCCGTGGACAACTACTAAACATCCACTAGGCGCAAACTTAGTAAAAACAGCAAATAAAGATGTATTAACTATTTTAACACCTGAAACACATCCTATTGTATTTGAGACTATTAATAGAGCTCAAGAAACAGGATGGCAAATAAATACACCAATTTATGAATTACATTTATGGGCACTTAGGAATAAAACTGATGCCTTTGCTGATATTTGGGAACTTCAAAATCCTGAAGCAAAAGCGTCTAAAATTCGTGAAGCAAAAGCAATTGGAGATATTGCTAGAAGGTTTTTAAATAAAACATTTTATCATTTATACTATTGTGATTTTAGAGGTCGTAAATATCCAGCTACAGCTTATCTTCATGAACAGGGTTCAGATCTTGCAAAAGGTTTATTACTAAGAGAAGATAAGAAAGCTATTGGTGAACAAGGCTTCTTTTGGTTATTAGTGTCAATTGCAAATAACTGGGCAGGTGATGCAGGTAGAGATGACGGAGCAAAAACAGATAAGATTCCATTAAATGATCGAGGGTATTGGGCATTAGACAATGAAGAAATTTTATTATCATATGCCGCAAACCCTAAAGTAAATCAAGGTTGGATGAAAGCTGATAAGCCATGGCAATTCCTAGCAGCTTGTTATGAATTAAATAATCTAAGAAATTATCAGCAAGCAATAGATGATCCATTAGATTACAATTATGAATCACAAATAGAGGTATTTGTAGATGGTTCAAATAATGGTTCTCAACATCTTTCAGCATTAACAAAAGATGAAGTAACAGCACCACATGTAAACCTGGTTGCGTTAGGGCTACCTGGCGATCTTTATAAATATGTTGGTGATCATGTTTGGGAAACACTTGAAGTAGAAAGAGATAAATTAACAAAAGAACAAATCAGTTCGTGTGAAAAAGTTATTGACACATTAACAGATTTAAAGAAACAAATTAGTACTGCAGAACAAAAAAGTGAACGTAGACGAGAATTAGTAGAGAAAATAAAACTATTTCGAAAAGAAAACGAAGAGCTTATTGAGAAAGCAGCACCTGTCTTTTGGTTAAGAATATGTGATTCTAAGCATAAACGAAAAGTTGTAAAGAGAAATGTAATGACACTTCCCTATGGTGGTTCAGCATACGGTCTCGGACAACAACAAATTGATGATGCAAAGAAACACGGTATTGAATCCTTAATGACAATGGAACATAAATGGGCAAGTTTTATGGGAAGAGCAGTTTATGATGATTGTAAAAATTCATTAAAACGACCTATGCGACTTTTAACTATCTTTGAAAATGCAGGGGCTAAAGCTGAAGAAAGAGGTGAATTCTTAAAATGGAATGTACCAATTACAAACTTTCCAGTAGTTCAAAATTATACACAAGGCAAAGTTAAAAAGATTTATGTTCAATATGGCCCTCCTGTTGGAGAAAGAATATCTACAGGTTATTATGAAAATACTTTACAGTTATCTATATGTTTCTTAGAAGAACCTGTCTACTCTAAAAGAAAACAAGCACAAGGCGCAAGTCCTAATGCTATTCATAGTTTAGACGCAGCACATCTAATGTTAACAGTTTATAGAGCACCATTTAAAGTAACAACAATCCATGATTCATTTGGATGTTTATTAGCAGATATGCCTGAACTTTATATTTTAATTAGAGAAACATTTATTGAGTTGTATAAATCAAATCCTCTTCAAAGTATTATGAAGGATATCAAAGGTGACATACGCTCGGTTGAAATTGGTAATTTAAATATAGAAGAAATTTTAGATTCAGAGTATGCATTTGCATAAAATAAATTAGGAAGTATTATGATAAGTATAAAGACAGTAGATAAATGTAATGAAATTAAAAATAAAGAACATAAAAAGATTGTTCAAATAGCTGCGGAAATGTTTATAAATAGTAAGGGATATGATAGTGAGCGAGATGGCTTTATCATGTATATTGACAAAACAGAAAATTCAGATATTCAATTAGATTTTATGGGAGAGCCTAAGTATTGGGGTAGTATTTCATATTTCGCTGAAGAGATGCTCTATGAAATCGTAGTACCACAAGGTATTTTAGTTGCTTACTTTATTGGAACAGAAACCGTATCAAAAGAGCTTTTAAATCTTATTGATATAGAAGATTCTTTAGGTAAAATCGATTACTTTGAAAACTATCTTGTAAGGTTTGGCAAAGCTTAAATTAGCACCAAGACCGTTAAATTAACCCTTCGGGGATTATTTTATAAACAGCAATTTTAACTTAAATAAATTATAGGAAATAACAATGGCTATTATCAAAAACGCAGAACTACATTTCGCAAAATTAAATCCAAAACGCCCAAATGCGACATTCAATAAAGAAAATCCAACATGGGAATTACAGCTACGAACAAGTAGTTTAGAACAGAAAAAAGAATGGGATAACCTTTCACTTAAACCAAAATTAATTGTTTATAAAGAAGGCGAAGAAAATGAAGGTGAACCAATTCTTACTGAAAGCGGTAAGAAACAATGGCGAGTAAATCTTCGTAAACGTTCAAAAGACAGAGATGGCAACCCAGCTGCAGCTGTAAAAGTTGTAAATGGTTCTCTTGAAGAAATTGATCCCGATACAATCGGCAATGGTTCAATTGCTCATGTACGTATTTATCAATATGAGTATGATTCAGCTGGCGAAAAGAAAATTGCAACTGTCTTAATGGCATTACAATTAGTAAAACATATTGTATATGAAGCTGCTCCACGAGATGAATTTGAAATGACTGAAACTCAAACATTTAATCCTAAAGCTAGCGAAGAAACTGAAGATGAAGATGAAACTCCAAAGTCTACAAAAGCTCCAAAAGCCCCAAAAGTAACACCTGAAGTTGAATCTGACGAAGATATCTTTTAAGGATAAATATGTCATTAACCAAAACAGAGAAAAACTACATTGAAGTTTCTCCTGTTGGTCAATGTCGTCTCGATAAGAAGGAAGAACTTGAGTATGCTCTTGTTTACCTTCTTAAAGAGTACATTGTAAATAATAAAAGCGTCCGTGCCTCTGATGAAGCATTGGGCGCTATTAAATCAGCAGAAGAAACAATTCTAAATGAATATTGTATACCAGCAGCTATCGGTATATCTAAAGGAGATTCTAATGTTATATACTTATGATACTTACAGAAAAGATAAAAGAACATCAACAACAACTAGCTTTCATGAGTTTGAGAAAGAGCTTGCGGATAGTGATGTGACACTAAGAGGAGTAGTTACAGATAATAGAACAAATGAAATTACTAATATTCTAACTATGGATGACCTTCTTAATTGGCGAGAAAAATTAGAAAAAGATGAACAATGGAAACCTATGAAATGGGAACCACTAGAAGAAGCAGGAATAGTTACTAAAAGAAAAGATGCAATTAACCCAACGCATTATAAAACTTATTTCGGTGGTTCAGATATCCCAGATCTACAATGGCTAGAAGCAATGCAGTATACAGGTAAATTTAAAGAACCACAAAACTTTAAAGCAGCTGTAGAAATGCAAGTACGTAAATATTTAGATAGATTAGGTGGCAAAGATGCAGAAGTTCAAGAGCTTAAGAAAGCAATTTGGTATTTAAAGTTTTATACAGCATATATTGCAGCAGGTGAAAAGCCTATTCGTATTAAAGATATAGATACTATTTTATCAAAATAATAGAGGTAAATATGTTAAATGGAAGATTTGTTTTTGATATAGAAACAGATGGTCTTCTACTTGAGTGCACAAAGTGTCACATCGTTGCAGCATACGATATAGACAAAGGGACAATGCATTATTGGCTAGAAGGAGATACAGGTTGGAAAGATGTGCTAGGAAATGCAAAATTACTAATTGGTCATAATATTCTTGGTTTTGATATTTATGCTTTAGAGAAATTATTTGGATGGAAGCCTAATAAAGAAACTAATTTAAATGATACCTTAATTTTGTCACAAGTACTTGATTATAAAAGATTTGGAAATGATGGGCATAGCTTAGAAAGATGGGGTGAATATCTTAATTATCCTAAAGGCAACTTTAACGATTGGTCCACCTACTCAGAAGAAATGCTAAAATACTGTTTACAAGATGTAAGATTAAATTATAGAGTATTTCAAGTTCTTCGTAAAGAAGCTATGGAACTTACTGAGAAAGCTCCTCAACTTAAACATTATTTAAAAGCTGAACATGCTGTGTCTAATTGGTGTAGTACGGCTAGACTGCATGGATGGCCTTTTAATATAGAAGAAGCAACTAAACTTTTTGAAATCATGCAAAAAGAACTAGATGCAGCACACACAGCACTTAGTTATAAACTTGGAAAGAAAACAGTTGCAGTAGATAAATCAAAAGGTGAATATCTTTTCAAAGAACCTAAATGGTCAAAGAATGGTGATTATAATATTCATACAGCTAAATGGTTTGAAATTGAACAAACTACAGGTCAGGATGAAAATAGACTTGTAGAAGGTATTTATTCCAGAGTTGAATTTGTAGATTTAGATCTAAATAGTGTGGCTGATGTAAAAGTTTTCTTATTTAGAAATGGTTGGGAACCTACAGAATGGAATACTAAGAAAGATGAAAGTGGTAAATTCAAAAAGACTTCACCAAAAATTACTGAAGATAGTTTAGAGTTTCTTGGAGGTGATGGTAAGCTTTATTGCGATTTCTTAACTACTAAATCTAGACATAGTGTTCTTAAAACTTGGATTGAAAATACAGACTCTAATGGGATGTTACATGGAGATTGTATGACAATAGGTACGCCAAGTATGCGAGCAAGACATAGTATTATTGTTAATGTTCCAGCTGGAGATTCAGTTTGGGGCAAAGAAATGCGAGCTCTTTTCGGTTGTTTAAAAGGTTGGAAATTTATTGGTGCAGACTCTGCAGGTAATCAAGCACGAGGATTAGCACATTATTTAAAATCTGAAGACTTTATTAAACAATTATTAGAAGGTGATATTCATCAATACAATGCGGATGTACTAACTCGTGTATTAAAAGATATGGGAGTTAATCATGTTGTACCTAGGAATATTGCTAAACGTATTTTATATGCTTTCTTGTTTGGTGCTTCAGGAGCTAAACTTTGGGGGTATGTCTTTGGTATTCAAAATAAAGAAAAGGGCAATAAACTTAAAAATGGCTTCTTAAAAGCTGTTCCAGGGTTTAAAGATCTAATCGATAAATTAGAAAATATTTATGGCAAAACATCTCAATATGGCGAAGGATATATTCCAGGAATAGGTGGTAATAGAATTTATTGTGATAGCTTTCATAAATTATTAGTGTATCTCTTACAAGCTTGTGAAAAAGCAACTTGTTCTGCAGCTACAATGGTAACTATGCAAGAACTAGAACGTGAAAATATTCCGTATATACCCTTAATATTTTACCATGATGAAATTGATTTTATGGTTCCTGAACAATATGCAGAACGTGCAGCTCTTATTTCTAAAACTGCATTTAAAACAGGCCCTGAATTATTTGGCGTAAAAATCATGGATGGTGATGCAAAAATAGGTAACAACTGGTATGAGTGCCACTAAGGAGAATTATGACATATGGACAAAAAGTAAGAAGTATCAAAAGAATCTTTGGTAAAAATACTTTAATATATGATAATGAAAGTGTAGATACTGCTGAAGCTTTTGGAATTGCATTTAGTAATGGTGAGGAAGGTCATGAGTTTGAGTATGCAGAAAAGTGGGAAACCTTTATTGGAACTGCTTGGCATTTAATACAACAAACTGGTGGCACATTATTTCTTAATGATATGAAAATATCAGCTATAGATATTTATGAAACAAACGGAAAAGCTGTAAATAAAACAACACAAGCAAAATTAGCTGATGGGCGAATATATAAACTTGGACAATTATTAAACTTAGAAACTAAAGGTAAATAGATGACAAGAGATGAAATGTTATTACTTTTAATCATGGAAGAAGCAGCAGAAGTTGCACAAACAGCTTCTAAATGTTTAAGATTTACACCGCAACACAAAGTAACAAAAGACGCTAAAACTAACTTTGAAAGGCTCAAAACAGAAGTATTAGATCTAATGACTATTCTTACAGTCTATGATCCGAAACTTACATATGAGATATTCTCTGAAGAGAAGCTTGAAAAGGTAGAAAAATATTTTGAAATCTCAAGACAATTAGGAGTATTAAATGACACGAAAATTACGAAATGAACCCTTTGACGTTACAGTATATGGTATTCCTTTTACAGGTACCTTTGATGCTTATATAGAAAATGATGCATTTGGAACAGGAGATAGCCCTACCTCTTTTGAGATTGATATTCTAAAAGTAGAAGTTGATGATAATGGTTGGGATATTCAAGACATGCTATATGACTCAGTATTAGAACAAATTGAAAATGAAATTATGAAGGATTTACAATGAGTCTCCCAAAATTACATTTAATGGTACTATTAGCTTCAATTTCAGAAGGTGAAACTATTCAAGAACTACAGGCAAATGGTAATTGGATTGATTGTACAGAAACCCGTGCATTCTTTATTTTATCAAGAAATGAAATGTTTAAGTTAAGAGTTAAACCTACTTTTGAAGAGAGCGAAGTAATTACAGAAGTAGAGCTTATTTTAGAAAATGGTTACGTAAGAGTTTCAAATAGTGAAAAAGTAAACATTAAGTTACTATTTATTGATGGCGAATTAAAAAGTGCAAAGGTATTATAATGGTTACTGCTAGAAATGATATTACTGGAGATTCTTTAACATCACGACAGCTATCAGAAGAGGGTAAAACAAATTATGATATTATCTTTCCTGAAAAACGAGAAAGATTAAAAAATAATAAAGGCGATGTTGTAGAAAAATGTAGTAAAAGATGTTGGTTGCTTATTAATGAAAATGACGAATTTAATTGTCATAAACCTAATTGTAAAGGAATACCTGATGAAACTAACCAAAGAAGCTTACTTACGAATTAATTATGCATTAGCTGGTACAGCATTTATGCAAGCAGTTCATGCATATAGCGAACATAACTTAAGCAGTTTTCTACTAAATGCAGGATTTGTAGTCTTTGACATTTGTGTTGGAGAATATCTATATAGGAGTACAAATGCTTAAACTTACTCGAACAGATGGAAAAATTATCTATATTAATCCTGTACATATTACTATGATTTCTATTGAAGAGAACGATCAAGTAAAAATCTTTACAACAGATGATTGTGTAGTTAATGTGAAAGAAAGTGCTGATGTAGTATTAACTGAAATTAAAATTCATCATGGAAATCGCTAATAAAGAACTTACGATTTTTGATATTGATGATACATTGTTTGAAACTACTGCTAAGATAAATGTAATGAAAGATTCTAAAGTTATTAAAAGTTTAACTACACAGGAATTTAATCAAAACACACTTGGCAAAGATGAAACATATGTATTCGATCAATTTCAAGATTCAGAAATCTTTTTTAATGAGTCAAAACCTATTCCACATATGATAGAGTTATGTAATAGTTATGTAGAAAAATATCGATATGATCAAACTAGTCAGTTAATAATGGTGACTAGTAGATCAAACTTTAATGATAAAGAAAAATTTTTAGAGACATTTTATCGACATTCAATCGATGTATCTATTATTAGAATTGAAAGAGCAGGAAGACTTCATCAAGTCTTTTGCCCAGCTTTCAGAAAAGTCATAATAATCCGAAATTGTATTAATGCTAATGATTTCGAAACTATTACTTTTTATGATGATAGTCTTGTAAATTTAAAAGCATTTTTAAAATTAGGAAAAGAATACCCAAATAAAATATTTAGGGCTATTCTTGTAAAGGAAAAGGAACTTATAGATGTCATTACTGATAATTGATGGAGATGTATTAGCTTACAATGCTTGTAAAAATAAACAAGAATGGCTAAGAAATCATCGTGGTATTTCTGTTATGGATTTTATAGCATTAGATGATGATGGAAAACAAATAGATTTAGAAGCAACAAAAGAAGAAGATGCAAAGTATCTTGAAGCTTGTTGGAATAACTTTGAGAGACTTTTAAGTGATTTGCAAGAATGCACATTTACTACAGATTATATTATGGCAGTCAAGGGTATTGGCAATTACAGAAGTGAGTTATACCCTGAATATAAAATGAATAGACATGCAGACCCAAAGAAACAAAATCATTTTGTTCCTGTATTACGTAAATTAGCTGTTCATCACGGGTTAGCAATTGAAGCCCATGGAAGAGAAGCAGATGATTTAATACGTATTTGGGCTGAAGAATGTAAAGCAGCTGGTATTGATTATATTGTATGTTCAATAGATAAAGATTTAAAATGTATTTCTGGAAATCATTATTTGATACATAAAAATCAAATGATAACAATGACAGAAGATGCATCTCTTAGATTCTATTATGAGCAATTACTTAAAGGAGATCCAACAGATAATATCCCTGGAATTCCTAGAGTAGGCGATGTAAAAGCTGCAAAATTTTTAGCTGAATGTAATACAGAAGCAGAATTTCAAGAAGCAGTAATAAATGCGTATAAAGTAGCTTATGGTGATGAATGGGAGAATTATTTACTTTCAAATGGTAAAATGATTTATCTTCAGAAAAATATGACAGATTACTTTTCAATCAAAGAGTGGTCAACAGTCAAAACTCTAAGACAAATACAACCAATAATAAGTGAAGAAATTTCTACTACACATTTTAAAATACCTATGTAGGTTATGATGGAAGATTTTATAGATTACTCATCATATTATGCAATTTTTTATAAAGATAATATGCCTGTATGGTGTATAGAAATGATCAGAACAACTGAACAAGGTGCTCATAATTTTTGTAAAAGATTTAAAAAATATAATCTAATTTGGGATCGTTATGAAATTCTAGATTTAGATACAGTTGTAATAATAATGAAGGAAAGTGCAATGAAAAAAGAGCCAGAAGAATTTTTAAAAGAAATACTTACAATTGATTTTAGACTCCCTATTTCTGATATCAAAAAAATTACAGTTGAAACTCATATTAGTGAAATAGGAATTGATTCGCTAGAAATTTATAATTTGTTATTCAATATTGAAAATAATTATCGAATTCGTTTTAGTAACCATTTTTTGCCAACTACAGTAGGTGATTTAGTTGAAGAAATCAATCGATTAAGAGCTTTGAAATGACAATAAAAACACCAAGAGTTTCGTTAGAAGGAAAAGTAAATTCACGGGTTAATCGTGAAAACTATACTGGAAACGGCCATTGGAGTTTTCATACACAAATGGGTGAAGGAAAGAAATTAGGATTTATCTATATAATTAGAAATAACATATCAGGTAGATGCTATATTGGAAAGAAATTTTACAAAGGTACTGGTAAATTAAATAAAGGACAAGAAACAAACTGGCCATGGTATATCTCTTCCTCGAAAGAACTTTCGCAGGATATTAAAACCTTAGGCAAAGAAAGTTTTGAATTTATTTGTTTAGAAGAATATACTTCAAGAGGCGCACTCTCATGGGCTGAAACATGGTCTATTTGTGCAGTAGAAGCACCTTCAAAAAGAGATATGTGGTACAATTGTTTAATCAATAAAGTATCTTGGGTTGTAAATGAACCTATAACACCTTTACATAAAGAAACATTAAGAACATTAATTAGGAGATACCATGAACATTCTTAAAATTTTTACAGCAATTTTTGTATTAGCATTTTTAACAATTGGTGTGTTGAATTTGCCAAATACATTAAAAGCCTGGAGTAGCGCAGACTACTTATTAGCAATTACAGCAGTTGGTGTATTATCTGGATTCTTCGTAGCAGTGAGTGAATAATGGGCAGAATAGTCTCTAAAAATAATCCTTGCTTAAATCCTGAATGCGGATCAAGTGATGCAAGGCAAATATATGAAGACGATACTTCTTTCTGTTTTTCATGTCAAACATTTTTTAAAGCAGAAGAAGATACAGGAGAACGAATGACAACATCACCATCATTAATTTTAAAATCAGCAAAAACAAGTATAGAAGAAATAGCAACATACCCCGTTAGAGGTTTTAAAGAAAGAGGTATTACTAAAAATATTACTGAATTCTTTGGAGTAAAAGTAAGCTATAACGATGCAGGCGAAATTGATACGCATTATTATCCATACATAGATGGCGACAACGTATCTTACAAAATAAGAAAATTACCTAAAGTTTTTAGTTCTGTTGGTACCTTTCGAGGTTTATTTGGTAAAGATGTCTTTCAAGGTGGTGGTAAAAGATTAATCATTACTGAAGGAGAACTTGATGCTTTAACAGTTGCTCAATGTTCATATGACAAATACAAAAAGATTTATCCTGTAATTTCAATTCCTTCAGCTTCAGGCACTCAACAATTACTTGAAAATAGAGAATGGATCAGAAGTTTTAGTGAAGTTGTTTTGTGTTTAGATAATGATAAAGCAGGCGAAGAAGCAACGAATAAAGCTATTAAAATTATTGGTATCGATAAAGTTAAAATTGCTAAACTACCTTTTAAAGATCCAAGTGAAGTATTTCTCAAAAAGGGTTCAGAAGAGCTATTGAGATGTGTTTGGGATGCTACACCGTATACACCAGCAGGTATTATTGGTAAAGATGAATTATGGACTGCTTTACAAGAATACAACTCCAAAGAGTCTGTACCATATCCTGATTGTTTAAAAGGTGTAAATGCTAAACTAAAAGGTCATAGAACAGGTGAAATTGTTTTATTTATTTCAGGAACAGGTTCAGGTAAATCTACAATTCTAAGAGAAGATATGTTGCATCTTTTAGAAACAACCAATGATAAGATTGGTGTTGTATCTTTAGAAGAAGCGCCAGCAGAGACAGCTCGTAAGTTAGCAGGTATGTATTTAAACAGAAACCCATCAGATGAAGAAATCCCTTTAGAAGATTTAAAAGTAGGTTTTGATAAAGTCTTTGGTAATGATAGGATTATTCTTCTTGATCATCAAGGTTCTATTAATGATGGCTCTATTGTAGATCAATTAGAATATATGGCATTATCAGGTTGTAAATATATTTTTGTTGACCATATTACAATTCTTGTTTCAGAAGGTGCGGAAGGTTTAAGTGGAAATGAAGCTATTGATAAAGTTATGAATGATTTATTACGTCTCGTAAAATCACATGATGTATGGATTGGCTTAGTTTCACATTTAAGGAAAGCACCAAGCAGTGGCAAATCTTTTGAAGAAGGTAAATTACCATCTATTGATGATATTCGAGGTAGCGGCAGTATTAAGCAAATATCATTCGATATTATTGCTTTTGCCCGTGATTTAACTGCAACGGCTGAATCAGAACGAAATGCAATTAAAATGACTGTATTAAAAGCAAGACATACTGGTTTAACTGGCCCCGTGGCTGGTTGTGCTTATACGCATAAAACAGGCAGATTACATGCAACAGATATTATGTCAGACGAAAGTTTTCAAATAATATAAAGGGGAAGTAATGGCAGATATTACTAAATGTAAAGGAACTAATTGTCCAAGACAATCTGAATGTTATAGATTTATAGCACCTACTAGTGAGTATCGTCAATCTTATTTCATAGTTGTTCCTTTAAAGGAAGATAAATCTTGTGATGAATTTTGGGAAAGTTATTATAGTTACTGTAAAAGGAATAATAAATGACAGCACAGAAAAAATCACCTATTGGTGCAAAAGTTACAATTGCTTGGAAAAATGGTGGAAGTGAAGAAGTTTATTTTTCGTTTTCAGAAGAACCTATTTTTGATCAATGTTGCTCAGAAACAGAAATTTATGATGATTTTGGAGTTCTTGATAATTTTATTTTTTATTATGCAGAAATGGGCGAATACGAATTAAATAATTGTGAATTTAATGATTGGATTATTACAGGTTATGTTTTAATATATGATAAGGAGTATATATGAAAGATACAATAAACTTGCCTAAAAATTTAGATGCTATTATTCGTAGAGCAAGAAAAATGATTGAACAAGAAGGTGGAGCAGGGGATTTCTGGAGTAGTGTAATGGATGATGAACAAAATGGATACGATGTTAATCTTTATGTAGATGACTCCCCTGATTCGCCAATATCAGTCGTAATTTATAAAATAACAGATGGAAGAATGTCAACAGATTTATACGCGGATATCACTGATTTTGTAATATAACAAAGGATAATAATGACAAGTAATATTAAAATTGATTACTCTAGAGATAAGCTCTTTGATGAGCTTGGCTTGACACGGCTAAGAGAAGCTTATTTAAAAACAGGCGAAAGTTCTCCGCAAGACAGGCTTGCTAGTGTTTCTCAAGAGTTTTCAAGTAACAAAGAACATGCTCAAAGATTATATGAATATGCAAGTAAACATTGGTTAAGCTATGCTACTCCTGTTTTGTCATATAATAAAAGTGGAAAAGGTCTTCCAATTAGTTGTTACTTAAACTATATACATGATACCGCAGAAGGATTGGTTCAGAATCTATCCGAAACAAATTGGCTGTCAATGATGGGAGGCGGTGTAGGTATTGGGTTTGGTATTCGTTCATCAGACGATAAATCTACAGGTGTTATGGCACATCTTAAAACGTATGATGCTTCTTCGCTTGCGTATCGTCAGGGTAAAACGCGTAGAGGTTCTTATGCTGCATATCTCAGTATCAACCATCCCGATATTATTCAATTTCTTGAAATGCGTAAACCAACAGGTGACCAAAATATTAGAACTTTGAATCTACATCATGGTATTAATATTCCAGATTTATTTATGGAAATTATAGAAAAATGTATGTTAGATCCAAATGCAGATGACTCTTGGAAATTAATTGATCCGCACTCTAATAAAGTAGTTGATACTGTTTCTGCAAAAGAATTATGGCAAAAGATTTTAGAAATGAGAATGCAAACAGGCGAGCCCTATTTACATTTTATTGATGAGTCTAATCGTAAATTACCACAATGGTTGAAAGATAAAGGCTTACGAGTACATCAATCAAATTTATGTTCTGAAATTATTTTACCAACAAATGAAGAACGAACTGCTGTTTGTTGTTTATCTAGTTTAAATCTTGAATATTGGGATGAATGGAAAGATAATCCGTTATTCCTTCGAGATGTAGCTGAGATGTTAGATAATGTATTACAGCGATTTATTGATGATGCTCCACCACAAATTGAAAGAGCTATTTATTCAGCTACCAGAGAACGTTCAGTTGGTATTGGGGCTTTAGGGTGGCATGCATTATTGCAACAAAAGAATATGCCTTGGGAAAGTCCAATGGCAATTGGTTTGAATAAAACAATTTTTAAACACATTCGAACTGGGCTTGATATTGCAAATACACAACTTGCTAAAGAACGTGGCGAAGCTCCTGATGCTGTTGGATACGGAAAACGATTAAGTCATTTAATGTCAATTGCGCCTAATGCTTCAAGTTCAATTATTATGGGAAATACAAGTCCAAGTATTGAGCCATTTAGAGCAAATGCATATAGACAAGATACTTTATCAGGTTCTATGTTAAATAAAAATAAATATTTAGATAAGATTATTAGCCATTATGCTAAAGAACAAGGAGAAGATGTTGCAGAAATTTGGTCTTCTATTATTGCAAATGATGGTTCTGTTCAACACTTAACATGGATGGATGATTGGACTAAAGATGTATTTAAAACAGCAATGGAAATTGATCAAAGATGGGTTATTCAACACGCTGCAGATAGGCAAGAATATATTGATCAAGCACAGTCTGTTAATGTTTTCTTTAGACCAGATAGTGATATTAAATATATTCATGCTGTACATTTTATGGCTTGGAAATTAAAACTAAAAACAATGTACTATTGCCGTTCAGATAAGATTGCTAAAGCAGATAAAGTCAGTAAGAAAATTGAACGTAATATTATTCAAGAAATTGACTTAAAAGCAATGGCAAGTGATGATGGTGTTTGTTTAGCATGCGAAGGATAATATGAAAAAAGAACTATCATTAACAGACGAAAGAGTATATTTTAAACCTTTTAATTACCCATGGGCTTATGACTTATGGTTACAACATGAACAGTCTCATTGGCTTCATTCAGAAGTACCAATGGCTGAAGATTTAAAAGATTGGAAAAATAAACTAAATAGCAATGAAAAACAATTTCTCACGCACATTTTTAGGTTCTTTACTCAAGGTGATATTGATGTTGCTGGCGGTTATGTTAATAACTATTTGCCAGTATTTCAACAACCAGAAGTAAGAATGATGTTATTAGGCTTTTCAGCACGAGAAGCTTTACATATTGCCGCATATTCTCATTTAATTGAAACACTTGGATTACCTGAAACGACTTATAATCAATTCATGGAATACAAGGAAATGGTAGATAAACATAGTTATGTTTCTCAACTTTCAAAAATAGATAATAGTCCTCAAGCTACAGCTCAGAAAATTGCCGTATTCTCTGCATTTACAGAAGGTATGCAGTTATTCAGTTCATTTATTATGTTGCTTAATTTTCCTCGTCATGGCTTAATGAAAGGTATGGGGCAAATTGTAACATGGTCAATTGCAGATGAAACTTTGCATACTGAGGGTATGATTAAATTATTCAGAACATATATAACAGAAAATCGTGAAATATGGAATGATGAGTTAAAAGCTAATATTTATACAATTGCTGAAAAGATGGTTGAGTTAGAAGATCGTTTTATTGAACTTGCTTTTGCAGGTGAAAGTATGCAAGATCTAACAGAACAAGAAGTTAAACAGTATATCCGATATATTGCAGATAGACGCTTAATCAGTCTTGGTCTTAAAGGTATTTTTAAAGTTAAAAAGAATCCATTACCTTGGGTTGAAGAAATGATTAATTCACCTATTCACGGTAACTTCTTTGAAAATCGTGTAACAGATTATGCCAAAGGTGCATTACAAGGCTCTTGGTCAGATGTATGGGCTTCCGAATAAGGAGAAAGAAATGTGGTATGTTGTGCATTATTGGGAGTTTATAGAGGGTATTGGTGACTGTTTACGTCATCATAAATTTATGAACAAAGAAGACGCTGAATATTTTGCAACAAGTGTTAATGGAAATGTTGAAATTACAAAAGGATTTTAAAATGAGTAAATATATTAATATAGTATGGACAGCAAATGATGTACAAGTGGTTAGACCAGAATTAACAGAAGAGCAATGTCATCAAGTATTATTAGTTGCTAAAAAAGAACATGATGCATCTGTTGGTATAAATTGGGATGTGTTAGAAATAATCGCAGATATGCTTTATCCGAGAGAAGCCAAAGTAATAGAACCAATTAAACCAGTAGAAGTAATTAAACCAAAAGAACCTGAAGGATTAGCATCAAAAGGTCGTCAATGGATTAAAACAAAAGCGAAAAACTGAACATCTTATATGAAACACCTTTATAGATAATTTATAGGAAATATTATGAAAATTTACATAGAAGCTTATTACGCAGACGATACACCAGCTTTAGGAAATATGGATGGTCAGGGAGTTCTATATGCTAAACAGTATAAAAGAACATTACATTATAAAGAATTAAAAATTACTAAAGTGAAAAAGACAATAGCATATTGGTTAATTCGAGATGCTATTTCACGAAAAGTATTAGAGAAAATTCCGCATATTGGATTTAAACCAGTAGAAGTAAAATCTGATCGTTTAAAAGCACTTAAAGAACTATTTGGAGAATCTCATGTTTAAACCATTATTAAGTCCAGGCAATGATCCAATGAAAGATTTAAGTTATTTTCAAACACTTAAATTTCCTTTATTGTGTTCACCAAAACTAGATGGTATCAGATGTATTATTAAAGAAGGACAAGCAAAATCTAGAACATACAAAAATATTCCTAATCTGATGATCCAAGATATGCTAGAAGGATTACCTGAGTTTGATGGTGAGCTCATTGATGGTGATCCAACAGCATTAGATGTATATAATAAAACACAATCTACAGTAATGTCAATTGATAAAGATGCAACTAATGTGCGTTTTTATGTATTTGATTATGCTGAAGAAGAGTTTAAAAATACACCATTTTGGAACAGATTAGGATTATCAGAAGAACTTTCTAAAAAGTATGAAGATATTGTTATTCCAGTTAAACACAAACTTGTAACAAATTTAAAAGAACTACTTCAATATGAGAATGAAGTTCTTGAATTAAATTACGAAGGTGTTATGATGAGGGATCCAAATGGTATTTATAAATATGGCCGTGCAACTTGGAATGAAGGTATTATTTACAAGTTAAAAAGGTTTACAGATGATGAAGCTGTAATTATAGATATTCTTGAGCAAATGACAAATAATAATGAAAAGGAAAGAGATGAGCTTGGTAAGGCTAAACGATCTACAGCTAAAGCAGGTTTATCTCCAGCCGATACATTAGGCAAAATAGTTGTTGACTTTAATGGGTTACAATTAGATATTGCTCCTGGTACTTTAAACCATATTGAACGTCAACAGATATGGGATAACAAAGAAGAGTTTATTGGCAAGTATATTAAATTTCGACACTTTGCAGTTGGTGTAAAAGAATTACCAAGATTCCCGCGTTTTGTCGGATTTAGAGATGAAATGGATTTTGGGGAATTGAAATGATATTACTAACTGAACCAGATCAAATAGAAAAAGCTAGACTATTAACCTTACGCGCAATGCTTAAACTTGAAATCTTAGGTATGCATCGTAGCAAAGGTTCTTCAGCTTATACAATTGTTAAAAAAGAGTTTAGTTGGAAAGGTAATAAGCAAAGTATTTTTGATAAATTAAATAATTATATTGAGGAGTTAGCATGACAGGAATAGCAAGTATACATGGAGGTGAACTTCGTTTAACAGAAGAACAGCAAATTCGAAAGTTAAATAATGAAGAGTTTATTGCTCATTTAATGATGTATTCGTCTTATGGCCCAATGGCTCAAATTGTTATTATTGAAGCTATTCGTTTTTATACTGAAAAAGTAGTTAATGCAGGAGCTCCTAGTGAAGATTTAAAAGCTTATATTAATCCAATAGCTTGGTATAAAACATCTGAAGAAATTCAAAATAAGTTTATTACTAGATATGGAAATTAATTATGAAACCTTTACAAAAAATAGAATACGAAGAATGGTTTGCAAAATATAAACCAATCCTTAATACTATTGAGGCTAATTCATCGTTTGACGGTTTTATGTTTGAAACATATGGCGAAGAAGTTAATACTGTAAGATTAAAAGAAGATAATTTAATTTGGACAATGGTTGATAGCGATCAAACTGATGGCATTATTCTTGTTCCAGGTTATCATTTTGTAAATCGTATTGGATACTTTATTACTGAAATTCCATGGGAACATGAAAATATTGAAGTTGGTATATGGCTAGGGGATGATAATGAAGATAATGAAAAAGAAGCGGATGCGTGAATTTAATTATGAAGTAATGTATGATATTTATTTTGAAAGATTTATGACATATCTATATAATCGCTTCACTATAGTTGACGACATGCTTCCTGATCTTTTAGCAGATGCAGAAATCTTTGATGATTTTATCGAAGATGATTTACAAGAAAATGAATTAATTTATAAATTAGGAGGTTACTATGCATAGGTAATAAACAAGAAGGCAAGATAATGATCAAAAATTTTTAAGAGTTGATCCTTCGGTATTGACTTTAAAAAGTTTTTATAAGTAATTTTATGAAGTAACTAAGATATTTATATATTCCTACTGCGGAAATATAGGTATCTTATATGAAGACAAGATATTAGTTTTCGGAAATTGGTAGAGATAAATGTCTACCTTATTTAAATTAAATTAAGGATATAATATGTCACAAGTTCAAAAAGGTTTTTTCGTTGATGGTCAATTTTACACTACTGCTAAAGAAATGAATGAAGCACGTCGTGGCCCATTAGTTCAAGCAGCTTTGTCTTCTCTAACAGGTAAGAATCCTGACCTTGTAGATTGGTTAACTAAAAACCAAAATGCAATCATCGCTTCTTACAACGCAGGTAATATGCGTCGTGTATTAAAAAATGAACGTAAAGCATTAACAAAAGCTTTAGAGTACGTATCAACTACATTAGCAGCAGATCCTAAAGCTAAATTTGTTGTTGAAAACGCAAACGCAATTGCTGAAACTTTTAAATGGCCTGGTCAAAAGCGTATTAAAGCTGAAGACAAAGATGCCGCAATTCAAGAAGCTTTCTTAGAATTAACTGGTGATAATGCAGAATTATCAGCATGGTTACTTTCTAACAAAGATGCATTAGAAGCAGCATATGACGCAGGTATTCCAAAACGTCCTATGAATCCTAAAGCACTTGAAGCATTAGCAGCAGGTCGTGCTAAAGCAGCAGCAGCTGCAGCATCTAAGAAGTAATTTTAAGTTAGCAATATCAGCCCTGATCCTTGATTAATCGGATTGGGGCTTTATTTTTTGTTTATATAGGAGAGTAATATGAGAGATACTACAGCAATTTGTTTAGTAGTTTTAATAATTATTGCATTATGGATTTTTACTGCAATGGTGATGAAATGAAAGAATTTAAAGAAGCTTGTTTAAATTGTTTAATTATTATTATCTGTGCAATAGTTTTTATGGTGGTATACAAATGACTTCCAAAAGATTTCCACAAACATTTTTAGACTTTCAAAAAATGAAAGAGAAACAAAACGGTTCACTTACACATGAATACTGTATTGCCTGTGGTGAAGATTTCAGTAATGAAAATACTTTTACTGCAGAAGGTTGGTGTGAAACTCAGATTTCTGGGATGTGTGAAAACTGCTTTGAAAATCTATTTGATAGTGATAATTAAGGAACTCTATGAAAAAGATATATGGAGTGTTACGAGCAGATGATCGTTCTGTAATGCGAACTCGCCATACAAATCTACCAGATGCTTTATTGGAAGCTCAAAGGCTTGCAATATTGTATGCAACAGATTTTTATGTATTAGAATCAATCGGAGCTTACGGGCCACTTACTCAAAAACCAGTTTGGAAAACAGAATGGAACACAGAATGCGAATAACTTCAGAAAATGCAGTAATAGAAATAGCAGAAAAATATGGTATGGATGATTTAGAAATTATCCGTTTAAAATATGAATCAAAACCTTTAAAGCCAGTTGTATTTAAAATTTATGATACAGAATTTACATGTTATTGTTATAACTTAAAAGATGGCGGTATTACTCATCGTTGGTATATGCACAAAATTAAACCATCTATGATAACACGCTTACATCAATATTTATTCAATTTATTTAAATAATCGGAGAGAACTAAAATGGCACCACAAATCAAAGTTATTAAAGGAGCAATCTTTGCTCAGAAGTATGATTGGCAAGATGAGTATGAATATTCATTTATAGTTTGTAAAGATGGTGATTTTAGTTATTACGCAAAACATGGTTATATCTTTGTGCAGGAACATGAAATAGCTTTTGAAGAACCTGCTGTAGATACTATGTTATTAAAACGTCTTAAATCTCTTGAAACTAAAAAGAATATGTTAATGGCTGATCACAATGTAGCTCTTAATAAAATCGAAGAAGATATTCAAAGTTTACTTTCTTTAGAATATAAAGAAGATCTTAATGCCTAGGTTTACAGTTATTGAAATTGTAGAAACGCAGTATGAAATTTCAGTTGAAGCTAATACTGCGGAAGAAGCAAAAGAAATAGCAGGAAATGCCCCTACCGAAGATTGGTCGGTTTATGAATTATTTGGTATGTCTAGAACGGAGGTAATAGAAGAACATGGGTAGATATTACAGTGGTGACATTGAAGGAAAGTTTTGGTTTGGAGTACAATCTTCAGATGATGCTGAATTCTTTGGTGCAAAACCTTCTGATGCTTTTGATGAATATAAAGACGCTTATGTTGATTACTATTTAACTTCAGAAGACTTAGAAAGATGCAAAGATGGAATTGAAAATTGTAAAGAAGTACTAGGGCCTCATTTGTTTATTCTAGATGAATTTTTCGGAATTGTTCCTTATTATAATTCAGAAGATATCATTAAGTTTTACGCAGGAAAAGAGATAGTACTTACTCACAAAAATCTTGAAAACCTTCTTCGGTGGTATGCTCGTTTAGAATTAGGACAAAAGATTTTAGAATGTTTAGAAGAAAAAGGCAGTTGTGTTTTTACAGCAGATCTTTAAACCAAGAGGAGTAATAAAATGGAAATAAATAGAAGTAATACTCGTAGTGATACAATATGTATAAAAGATATACCTTATGGAATTCCAGTAGATTATAATGGAACTACTATTATAAAAGTAACACCTGTAGGGTTTGTTAAAAATAGTAAAATGTTATCAGAAATAAAAGAAAGAGGAGATTCTCTTATTGTTGTGCTTACTACAGGCGCATTTTCTTATATTGCAGGAAAGAGTGAAGTACGAGAATTAGATTATAAATTTGAAGTAACTGAAAAATGACATTAGAACTTTTTCTAATATTATCAGCATTAACATGTCTTATACTTTTATAGTAATTAAACTAATCCAAGAGGAGCAACAAAATGGACTTTGATTCAAACTTAATTTATCTTTTTATTTTACCAGCTATAGCTATTGTTGGTATTATTCTTTCAGTATTAGCTAAACATAACGATTGGGATTAATAATGAAAAAGACTCGTGCTATAATTCCATTATCTACCCAACAAGCTTTAATGCGTCATGAACTAAGAGCAATCAGAATAAGTGCAGAAATGGCTTTGTATATGATACGCCATCATTCCATTTATTTAATGAGTGAAGATGAGTTTAATTACACATTAGAAACAATCCGTCAAAAGAATGTGCAATATGTTCTTGATAGCGGAGACTCTATTAGTCACCTAAATAAACATTGGGTATTATTGGAGAGAGCTCGTTCAACAAAAGTTAAAAAATAAACTAAAGAAACCCCTACAAATATTCTTAAGTTAGCCCTCTATGGGTTATCTTAAGAATATTTGTAGGGGTTTCTTTTTTTTTTTTTTTTTTTTTTTTTTTTTTTTTTTTTATGTTTTGGGTTTGTTTTAACCCTTTTAATTAAAATATTGTTATAGAAAATTG